GGACAGTAAGTACCTATTAAGTAATATGATTGCCAAGTACACTAACTCGGATAAAATATATTTGAGTAAAAAAACAAAAGACCTTTTAGAGTCAAAGAATATTGGTATTTTTGGGGATGTAAAATATCAATCCCAGTTCTATGGTAAAAGATGTAGTTTTTACAAGAAAAACAAAATCCAATTTGTTGTTGACCACGTTATACCGTGTAATGTTATGTTATCACATATATTGAGTTCTGATAAAGAAAAAGAAACCATTAAAAAAATATTGGATAATAATCGGGTTGTTATGTTACTTAAAGAAGAAGATGACTTATTACATAAACTAGGGTTTGGTAAAAAAACTTGTGAGGAATTTCATATTGAAACCAATATCTGGGGAAGATATGAAAAGGCTAGTATTGAGGTCACCGAAAACTACTTTGTAAATGTAGGTTCCATTTTTAGGTAATCCCCATTTTCTAATAAGAGTGGGGTTTTTTATTTAACTAATATTTTGATTATCTAGATATGAAACATTAACCAAAATATTTTTTGATACATCTCTACCCAATAAGTTTGATGAATAATCTGAAATGTGGTCTTTTAATAAATCGGTAACATATTCTTTTGTTACGCCCACCATTTCATCCCTAAAGAAATTTCCAGCTTCCCTATCAATTTGGGTATATGTTTGACCACCCATTTTGTCAACCTTTACAACTTCTAAATCAATAACTGGACTATCATCCTCAATGTCAACACTTTTAAAAGCATAGACAACCCTTACTCTTGGACCCCAACCTAATCTTACTTGTTGAAGTTTATTAAGTTGATTTTCAATTTTATCAGTAAACATTTTATTTTTATTTTTTGTTACGCTCTCAACAGTCTGGTTACCATCTCTAAGATCTCTCATATCTTTTCTTGATACAATATACATTGTTTTTCCAAGTTTTTCATTATATCTTCTTGGTGTTGCGTTTGACATATGTTTACCAGTTGATGATGAATATCTATCATCAACCTCAAACCACCTTTTGTATTTGTACATAAAAATTGGATACCAATCCCAGGAGTAAACAATATATGCCCATTCACCGTTATAGTCTTGTTCCCAATCCGCCCTTAAATTTGAACCCTTAAATGGTTTTAATTCCACAACAAAATCTCTGGCGTTTGCATTTGATGTTTTTTGTTTTTTTAAAGTGTGGTATTGATTTATTTCACTTTTCTTTGTTAAATCATATCTTCCGTCTTCCCTATAATTTTGTGTGTATAAATTAATGTAATGTGTAAACTCCGCCGGATCAAAACCAAATGTTGGCATATTTTTTAAGATAAATTTGCTAAGCTCCGGTTTTGTGGCTTTTGACGCCTTCTTATAGGTATTTAAGAATTTAAAAAATAAAACCTCCTTTTTTGTAAAAGCTTTTTCTTCTTCATATTCTTTTAATAGTCTTCTTAATATATGTCTCATAATATATAAATATAATTTAAAATTGGTTTTTATTTTTTGTAATATTTATTATTATGAAAAAAATAATTAGACTAACAGAATCAGATTTAACAAGAATTGTTAAACGAATTATTTTAGAATCTGACTATGATGAATTTAAAAGAAAAAGTGGAGACCTGGACTCCAGTTTATTTGATGAGTTATATGATAATTTAATGGGTGGTGAATATTTTTCTTTTCAGGACTTAAACCAATGGAGTGATAAAGATGGTAAACAGTTAAATAAAAATGAGAATAAAATTGTTGAATCTTTTCCCACCTATGATACAATCTCATCTTGGCGTGAGTGGGTAAATTCTGAATGGTTTGAAACAACACATCTTGCGTTCTCAAAAAAGGCAACAAAAGACCCAATAACAGTTTATGGCGGCAACAAAAAAACTAAAATGGATTGGGGTGAAGAACCAATTGAAAAAAAGAAAATGTATTTTACTATGTACCTAAATAAATTTGGTCCTTTAATTGTAAAAAAGAAATAATTCTAACCTCATCAATTGGTTTTTTTTTATTTATGATATATTTATAAATAAAATAATACTATGAAAAAAACTATACGCCTTACAGAATCAGATTTAATACGTCTTGTTAAACGTGTTATTAGAGAAAATCAAATGGATATGTTCCCAGATAATAAGTACGATTCTAAACTTAAATCACTTAAAAATAAAGTAAGAACAACCCATAATTATGATGAATTTATTGATGTTAACAATCAAGTAAGTAATTTGGAACGAGAAATTCAAAATGACTCACAGTTGGATCAAGACCAAAAGGATGAATATCTTAATCAATGGGAAGAACTTCTTGATTACTCAATGAGAAAAGGTGTTGCTCTACAGGGACAGCAGTCAGGTGATTATGATTATTACGAAGGTGATATGTATGGTACTCACGGAAATGAACGTTGGATTAATAAACAAGGCTTACCTGGTAATTATGAATTTGGTGATGATGAATTTGAGGATGAAGAATATGGTGAAGGTCAATTTGATGACTTTGTAGATAAATATGGTATGAAAAGCGCTTCAAGAATGTACGGTTCAAACCCTAAACAATATTATGACCAGTACACATCAAAAGGGCAACCACTAAAAATTAAAAGAAGAAAATAATAATCTGAACCCCACCTCTAAAGTGGGGTTTTTTATTTTATATTATATTTATTTATTTATATGAATCATAACAGTGAAGAATTGTATCTAACATTTTTAAGAAGAAAACAAAAAATTAAAAATTTGATTGATCATGGGTGTTTTTTAGTTGAAGAACGATCTAATATTTGTCACTTTACAAAACAAGTATTTTTAACTGATATTTCTTGGCATGTGTCTTATAATTTTGATGAAAAAATCAACCCAAATATTATTCATTCTTGGGTTATAAGAAATTTCACAGATTACATTAATGATTCCTTTGATAATTTAACAGAAGATTGTAATTATTAAAATTCTTCCTTTTACATTGGGGGTATAAACCGGACCCGGACTTCGTCCGTAATTTTCTTGGTTCTTTGGCCGCCGTTTTTTGAAAAACCAATATATTTATATATTAAATAATCAATTATGAAAAAAATTATAAGATTAACTGAATCGGATCTTGCTCGCATTGTAAAACGTGTTATTAAGGAGAATCGTGATGCACCTATAAGAAACGTTATTGATTTTGAAACAGGAGAAATGGTTGGGACTCACCAATATGGTATTGGGTTTGTACCAAATGAACTTGGATTAGAAATGGGTTATAGTGAAGACTCAGAATCAATTCCTGATGGTACTCGTTTTGAACCTCGGGAGAATCCTTTAATGCAAACCAGAATGGCCGATAGAATTATGACACCAAGGCGTTATGGAAATGGTTATGTTGAATAAAAATTAACTCCACCTTATTAAGTGGGGTTTTTTATTTTCCATATATTTATCATTATATGAAATATATCATTAGCGAAAATCAACAAAGTAAATTAAAAACAAAAATATTAGATTCGTTTGATGAGAACGGTTTTTATGAAACTTTAACTCGGTATTCTTTGTCACCAAAGGGTCTTGATGTTATTTTTAAAAATGATTTTCCTAAATTTAATTGTAACGAATTTAGACATTTATTTCAATATTTCTATTATAAAAAATTCTATGACCATAATTTTTCTTATAATTTTAATGGTAAAACTTATATTGTTTTATCCTATAAAAGAATAGATGGTGTTATGGAATATGATATAAAAGACCCAGAAAATAATGACGCTATTGTTGTTCTTGCAACACCTTATTATGAAGGTGATTGTTTTATACCTGTTGATGTTACGGATTATTTTGTTGAGGACGCGGATGAGAATGGACGAAACTCCTATTATGAAATATGGACTGATGATACTTTTATGCCACTATCACCCCCAGAAAATTTTTCAAGTTTTAGTGAGTTTTTAAATTGGTTTAAAACTGACGCTTTGGAACAAATGTTTGAATTTGTTATTCCTTTACTAGAAATGACAAGGGATAAGTATGAAAATGATGAGTTATTTTAAAATTTCAAAAAAATAAGAATAAACGGTTTTTTGTAAATATTTATTAATAAATAAATTTAAGAAAACAAAAAACTATGCCACTAAATGTAGATTCATTAAATGCCGGAACAATCTCACAAAACGGAGAACCAGTAAAACCTTATAAAGTATATTCGGCTTTATTAACTCAATCAGGGACAGATGCTCCAGTGGCTACTGTATTAGAGAATACTTTGGGTGATATTGTTTGGACAAGAATAAATGCAGGACAATATGAATGCACATTAACGGATGCTTTTATTGAAGATAAAACAGGTATTTTAACAACAGCAACTTTTGATGGGTATGTAGAGGCATATTGGAATAATGCTAACACTTGTCAAATTATAACATTTAATACAAGCGGTGTATATACAGATGGTTATTTGTATAAACAATTAGTAGAAATAAGAGTATATAATTAATAAATAAAAATAAAAAAAACAAATTATGCCACTAAATGTAGACAAGCTATCAACCGGCTCTTTGGTTGTAAACGGAACTGAAATAAATAACGGTACCGCACATTATGAATTAGACATTACACAAACCAATGTTGTGGAAGTAAACACAACAAAAGGTATCATTGACATTATTGGAATGGGGACAAATCCTTTTTTAACACCTGCTCCATCGTTCAGTAGCTCAACATTTTTTGTAATTGATAACACAGCTCTAAACCTTACTCTACCTAATAGAGATAATGTGTATGTACAATATTCTGTATATTACAATAGAGCTATAGATGATAATGTAATGCCTTACTTAATTTCAACTGGGTTTCTTTCTCAAGGATTAGAATTTAATCTTTATAATGCAAATCCTGCGGCCGCTGGAGTTAATAACTGGGATGGTGCATTGTATGTATATTTTGAATTATATACAATTAACTAATAATTAAACTTAAATTAAAAAGAAACCTCATCATTCGTTGATGGGGTTTTTTTATTTCCTTTTTATATTTATAACTTATATATAAATTATGAACAACGAACAAAAAGCCCAGAAGTATAATCAACTAATGTATGAATATACAAGAATTCAAAATCAAATCTCATCCATAAAAGGTGAATCTTTGGAATTAAACGAAAGACAACTTAATGAAGTTAGAGATTTGGAATCCAAATTAAGGTTTCTTATGAACTTGGCCACCAATTTGTAGATATTTGATATATTTATTAAATAAACAATTATGAAAAAAATTATAAGATTAACAGAATCTGATTTAACTCGTATTATTAAACGAGTGATTAAAGAAGAAGAAGATTTTGATTCTTTAGTTAAAAAAGTTTTTGGTAAAAAAACCCCAAATGTTTCTAAAGTTAGTAATAAAAATGAAATGGACGAAAGTATTTTAAGATTTTCCGATGGTGAGGAGTTTGATACTTCTGGACCCCTTAGAAAAGAAGAACGATATGACGGATGGTATGTTATTGGAAATGGTAAACTAATACCCGCAAAGGATGAAGAAGATGCCGATGAAAAAATAGAAAGACTAATGGACGAGCCTCGTAGAGGATATAGAGGAGAATAAAATATTATCAGTTATTTATATGAAAAAAACTATAAGATTAACAGAATCAGATTTAACTAGAATTGTTAAACGAGTGATTAAAGAAAATAAGGAGAGTCTTGAAAGGGAAGCTCGTATAATACTTAGTAGACTTGGGTATCGTATGACCGGACTTAAAGAAGACTCGGCAAAGGAATTAGCGAGAAAACTTAGACAAGAAAATAAAGATAGATTTAGTAATCACGAAGAATGGGAAAAGTTAGCCAATAAATTGGAAGATTAATTATACAATATGAAAAAAACTATAAGATTAACAGAATCAGAATTGACAAACCTTATTAAAAAAATTGTTAAAGAAAACAATGAAGTTAAGGAAAATTGGTTTTCCAAAATGTTTAAAAAGGGAAAACCGACCAACTCAACTCCAGCTGAACTTTCCAAAAAAGAGAAGGTTGATGAATTAACAAAGGAATTAAACCATTATTTGTACTTCTATGATTCAATGAACATAGACCCTCAAGAGATTGGTTTTTATGAACATCAAATTGAGATTTTAAAAAAGAAAATTGGGGATTTAGGTTATTCTTATAATAGAGGTGATAACAAATCATACCCTAAATTTTGATAAAAAATCTATTTTAACTACCCCCACCTTTAAGTGGGGTTTTTTATTTTTTAATATATTTATAATAAAACTTATATATGGGATCCAGACTAGAAACTTTTTCTGACAATCAATTACGAAAATATATCAAATATGTAAAACAACATATTGACCAACGCCAGTATGAACAAGATATTGATGATTATTATAGCGATGTTACTGATGACCAAACCTTACGAAAACTTTCAGCACCTTTTGGTGCTAAACTTAATAGGTGGGATCTTGAATATATCTATTACGTTTTAAATGAAAATAAAGAAATTGAAAATGGAGATGTTTCACTTGATAGACCGGAACTTGAAGAAATTGATATTGTATTAAATGAATACGAAAGACAGTGGGTTACCGTTTCTTATTATGGTGATATACAAACTTATTTACCAAATAATGTTAATGATTATTATCTTAACAAATTAAGAGAAGATGAAGAATTTGACCCGTATAACTGGAACTCGGACAATGAGATTACTGATAGTGATATTAACGATTCAGATTGGAGTATAGGTTAAAAACTAATATGAAAATCATACTAAAAGAATCAACACATCTTGAGGGTTTATTTGACTCAATGCCTCTTTATTTACAAAGACGTTTAAAAATACGTGATTTATTATATTTTGATACTCAATTAGATAAATATATTCGTGAAACACCACCATTAAATTCATTTGAAAAATTTTCTGAAGATGTGATTTATGATATGCTGCACCATTTTGTTATAGATGAAAGAGACCACGAAATTGATACAAGTATTGACCCTGAATATGGTGTTATATATGATGATGATAGTATGGATAAAGTATTTGGTATGTATTGGGAATTGGGGCCACTTTTAATTGATAGATATAAAAAGAAACTGGAGATGGGTTATAACAAAAAACTTTCTGAATCCCTAATTAAAGAAGACTACGAACCAACCGAAACAGATTTATTATATTGGAAAATACCAAAAAAGATTGTTGATGAATTGGGTTTTGAGTTGTATGATGAAAATGATGTTGTTTACATCCAGGAAATTCATTTTGATACACAAAATGTTTTATTTCAGTTTAATACTAAAGATTTGGGTGAAGAAATAAATTATGATGATACTAATTGGATTCCAGTTAGATTTGAAGGTCATAAAACAATTCCAATTGATGAGTTACCAGATAAAATATTAAACTTTATTCTTAGACGAATAGAACCAAAATATGTCAAATATTTAAAATAATAAATTATAACATAATATTTATTAGTATGAAAAAAATTATAAGACTAACAGAATCAGATTTAACTCGTATTATTAAGCGTGTAATCAAAGAAAATGAAATAGATGAAAATATGTTTTCTAAAATGTTTGGAAGAAATAGAGAGGAAGAAGAGATGACACCAGAAATGATTGAAAACGCATTAAATGATTTGGCAAAATTTGAGTTTGATATTTCACAAAATTATAAAGGAAGAAGAAGATACGCACATCTTTTTGATGAAAGAAGTACTGATGATGTGATTTATGTTGACTTAAACAAACTAGAACGAGGTGATATTTTTTATGATTACATAGATTCGGCAACAAACTACATTGAAGAAAATGGTGGTTCTGTGCAAGTTGGTAACTATAACTTTACTCTTGAAGGAAATGACATCATTATTAGTAATATAGACAGTAGGTCTTCTGAAATTGCTGAAAGATATTTGAGAAGAAATTTAAAACGTAATTATAAATAATTTTATGGATGAAAAATCAGTATATGAAAGGATGCCAGACAAGGCTTTTTTAAAGTATTTACGTTATGTGTGGGACATTATAAGTCCAGAATTCCCAAATTGGTATTATACTGACGCAGAAGACTTTGTCTACTTTTTAAAAGGTGGTAGAATTATAGGTTTAGAAAAAAAAATTGCAGCACCTATTGGTGGTAAGTTATCAAGACTTGATATTGAATATCTTTTTTATTGTTTAAAAAAATCTAATTTAGAAAGTGGTGACATAGTTAGACCCACTTTAGAAAATACTAATATTGATTACGTTACAGAAGAAAAAGAATTTAGACGATACACAAGAAGTGGTTCTATTGAAAGTTATTTAGGTGACACCTTAACGGGTGGGTATTTATTTATCTTAAAGGAGGAACAAGTTATTGATCCCTGGGATTGGGATATAACAGATGAAGACACTTTTGATGCCGAACTTAAAGATGACTGGTTTGATGTTTAATTATGGAAGATAAAACATTAATATTTTTTAGAAGATTTAAAAGTCATAAATTTGAAAAGGTTCTGAAGATGGGTGCAATTCACTCATTTTTTGATACAACAGATAAAGAATCTTTTAAATTTGATTTAGTTGGTTCAGCAATTGATGCTTATTTGTATACAAAATATAAAATTGAGGTTGTAAATGTTCTTTCTGGTGAAGATTTAAAAAGTCTTATTAAATATCTTATTAGTCTTTATGAACCCTTACTTGATTTATATTATAAAAATCTAAAAAAGGATTATCCTTTATATCATACCTAAAAAAATTTTTTTATTATTAATAATATTTGTATCTTTGTTTTAAGATAAATTATTATATGACTAATAAAATCTGTAACACTTGTCAAGAGACAAAACCCGAAACCTCTTTTAGAAATAGAAATACCTGTAAAACTTGTGAAAATAAAAGTAGGTATATTAGAAAACAAGAACAACGTAAAGACCCAACGTATGATAAAAAGTGTAGGGAGTATGATGTAAAAAGAAAAAGAAAGAAAGAGAAAGAAGACAGTAGAACAATGTTTATTCAAATTATAAGACAATGTGTTCGGAAATCTTTCAAAAGAAAGGGTTATACCAAAAATTCTAAAACTTATCAAATAATTGGTGGAGAATGGGACGAAGTAAAACAACACTTTGAGACATTGTTCCAACCAGGTATGAACTGGGATAATCACGGAGATTGGCACATTGACCACATCAAACCATTATCTTTAGCTAAAGACGAAAAAGAAATAATTGAACTTTGTCATTACACAAATCTCCAACCATTATGGGCTGAAGATAATATTAAGAAGGGTGATATTTATTATTAATGAAATTTACAAGTACTCAAGCAGAATTCGTTTTTTTAAGAAGAAAAGTTTATATTGATAAAAAACTTGAATACTATTTAAGTCCTGGTATTTTAGATTTCTTTTTTGAAAGGCTTGATGGAAAAAAAATAAGTTTTGAGGATTTCAGAAATACAATAGCTTATGCTACAGCAGGAAGTATTGCCAGGGAAAGTATGGGTGAAATATCTAGTGATGAATTTGTAACATTAAGAAATCAACTACAACGAATGATTTTAAATAACTATTATAAAGATTTTAAAATAGCTTACGAAAATTTTTATTAAGTTTAATTTTTTTTGTTTTCCAATATATTTATAAATAAAAATATTATGGGAAAATTTATTATATCTGAAGAAGAAAAAAGACGTATTTTAAATATGCACACATCAACAAAAATGAAACCATTTTTGTTTGAGGAAGGTGAACCAGTACAAGCAGCAACAAATACAACACCACCTACACAACCAACACCAAATCCAGAACCTACACCTAGTACTACTTTACCTGAAAACCCAACTAAAGAAACACCGTTAAAAGCAAAAGTATATCCTTTACCAAAAAGTAGTGAAGAAAATTATTTTTTAATTCATTTATATGAATTAGGTTCAGATGTAAGTGGGATAGCATTTAAATACACGTTCCCAACTTACCAGCCACAAAAATTAAGTCCACTTAAAAAGATACTAACAAAAATTTTTAATGATTCACCAGACGGTGTTGGTAAATGGGTTTGCTCAACAAAAGAATCATATATAAAACCAGAAAGAAATGGACCTATTAATGTTGAATTTACAGACGTTGTAAAAAAATATTTTGAGTCTAGATGTGACGCCTATGCTAAAAATGTTAACCAAGGCTCAACCACTGGGCCAACAACAGTTTAAATTATAATTTAATTATTATGGGAAAAAGATTAATTATAACAGAAGAAGAAAAAAGAGAAATAAGAAAATCATATGGTTTAAATGAAAGTTTACCAGAATTAGACGCATTTCCAATTTCTGGTGGTAGATATAATATTGGTTACGATAATGATTGGGACAATTTTGATAATCCTAGAGGAAGCGCAAATTCAGACTTTTCTAAAAAACCAACTTATGCTGGTGCTGGAGGACATTTAAAAGGACACATTGGTGTTGATATTTTTGGGCCAAGAGGTACTGCTATTTTGGCTCCAGTTGATGGGAAAGTAAAATTTGGTGGTAATGGATTAACTGTAATAATTGAGGATCCAGAAACTGGTTATTCTCATTGGTTAGGACATTTAGATAGTAGAACTGTTGACGAAGGTGAATTTGTAACTGCCGGTACTAAAGTTGGTACATTAGGTGACTCTGGTAACGCCAAAGGAACCGCACCACATTTACATTATAATATTTATAAAACCTCTAGTGGTTTTTATTCTGGAGAAAATCCTTTGGATGTACTAAAAGGCGCTATTGATAAAAAAGGTGAAAGTGTTAAAGATAGAGAATACGAATCTATGGGTGATAAATTTAAAAGGGCGTTTAAGAGATTATTTGGTGATGAAGAAAAAAATGAAAAAGGTGAGGTTAAAGTAAAAGATGAAGAAGATTTATTTGATAAAATGAAAAAAGCTGGTAGTACCTTTTTTGATAAACTTGGTGATTTATTTAGTTAAATAAAAATTTTAAAATCCCACCCCATAAAGGTGGGTTTTTTATTTTAAGATATTTATATATACCCTCTTTGGGGATTTGTTATTTTAACCCATTTGTCCAATACTCGGCCGTAAAAGCAATAAAGATAAAGTAACTCGGTAATTGAGAACAATAAGAAAATCATATGGTGTAATTGGTTAGCATAAAATTAGGTGTGGGTTTGAATCCTGTTATGATTTTCTTTTTTCTTTATATTTATATATTATAACATAGCTCAATGAAAACTTATATATTAACAGAAGAACAAATTACTAAAGCACTTTTAAAAAAAGGTATAAAAAAAGGTATTGGGTTAAAAATAAATGAAGGTGATTCATTTTATTATAAATCAATTATAAAAGAATTTGATGACGAAAAGGATTTTGAAACTTGGAAAGATAGTCTTTCAGACAACAAAAAAATAATTGGTGTTATTGATATAAATGAAGAATAATTTTTATGAAAATAATATTAACAGAATCACAAATAAAATTACTCACAGAAGCAACATTAGCTTATGATGAGGAATTTAAACAACTTGTAAGGGATTTTGAAGGTAAGGTTATTGACCCAGCAACAAAAAAACACATAACTTATGACGATGCCACAATGAAACCGGTAAAATCGTCAAATCAAGTTATTGGTACTATGACAATTGGCTATGGTACAACAGACGATATTTATCCAGAAATGAGACCTGGTCAAAAAATTTCAGATTCAGTTGCGAACGAATTACTCAGTAAAGGTATACAAAAGAAAGAAAGTGATTTAAGAAGGTTATTACCTAATTTTGATAAATACCCAAGGTATGTTCGTGCGGCGTTATTAAACGCCAAATATAGAGGTGATATTGGAAAAAATACAATTGCACTTATTAATCAAGGTAAATGGGATTTGGTATCAAAAGAATATCTAAACCATACAAACTATAAAAATCCTGGTAAATTTCCTGGTGTAAAAAAAAGGATGGGAGCAAATGCTATGGCTTTTGACCGATACGCTAATGAATTAAAAAACCCAAGTAAAAAACAAACAACAAATCAAAACGACTTTAATGACCCCATTTTAATACAACTAGAATTTAAACTTAAATCGTCAACATCTATGACAGTACATAGGTTTAAAACAAGTAAAGGTTATAGATTAGAGGTTGGGCCGTATCCTCCATCGGCAAAAGAGGGTCGTTACTTGGTATTTTTTAGAGATGGTAGAATTATCTGGTATAATGGAAATAACTTTGATAGTTATGTTGGTAGGTGGGATACTATGACTTTAATTATTGGTTCTGTTGAATCTAAAAGTGGTAGAATTTCTTTGAGAGACGCTTTAAATAATCCGGTAAAACACTTTGCAACCGTTGTTAAAACTTCTGGTGTTTACTACACAGTCAAACAAAACGATACATTGTCTAAAATTGCAGCACAATATGATAAATCTGTAACACCACAAACTATAATGAAATTAAATAATCTAAAAGGAGAATCAATAAAACCAGGTCAAAAATTAAGAATTAAATAAGTAAATAGTATTTGACATAGTTGTATTTTTACTTTATATTTTACATATGTCAAAAAAACAAAAATATACTTTACAAAAAATTAAATCAGAAACAACAGAACTACAGTTTAAAAAATTAGAAGTTTTATATGATTTATTTAAAAAAAATGTCAGCATTTACAATCAATACAAAAAATTAGAAGATAAAAATTATTTAAATTTTTTTGTTAGCACTTTTAGAAGTCCAATCTGGGACATATCATCAGCAAACATTTTTAAAACAGGTTTAAAATCTAATAAAGTTTTAGATGGTGAAGAAAGTCTAGTTGAGGATCACTTTATCCAAAGAAGTAAAGCTTCAAGACTTTTATTTGAAAACTTTTCTGAAAACCCTAATTTAAGTTTTATTTCATTTGTTAATTTATTAGTTAAATATGGTTCAACAATAATTCTTACCAAAGAAGAGCACAGTGAGGTTTCAAAAGCGGCTAAAAAAGATAAAGAAGCTTACAATCACGAATTATATGAAAACTGTAATGTTGAGGTTGTTGGCCTACAAGAATTATTAGTGTCACTAGGTATTAACTAAACTTTCTTTTATGATATTTATTATTAAAATATTGTAATGAGAGAAATTGTATTGTCTGAAAGTGAACTAAAAAAACTTATATATAAAATCATAAACGAAGTAAGAATTGGTTATGATAGTCCAGAAGTTATGCGATTACACTCACATATCTTCATTCAGCTTATGGATGCTTTGAATTTATTGTCTGGTGAATTAGAAGCGGTAATGGATAAAATAATGACCCTTGAGAGCACGTCTTATGATGAAGATCTAGACCATATTACATTTTTCTTTAGAAGTGTAATTGAGGATTTTGAGGCAACTTACAATAAATTAAAACCAGAAATACCAGAGGACGAAATTATAAAAAAAGGAGAACGTCTTTTAGGTGGATTATATCGGTTTCAAGAAGCCTTCTTATCAACATTCCAAACTTTTGGTATGGAATTTTACGGATCAGTGGATAATTTTAAAGAACACTTTGCATCCAAAATTTTCTCAACAATTTTATATATAAAAGATTTTGGAGATACCGTAGAGAAATATCACGAAATATACCTAGGAAAGTCAAAAGGAGGACATTCAAACCCATTATTTTAAATTAGAAATTATCCAGATGAGTAAAAAAATTATTTTTAGTGAAAGTCAAATTAGTCACATTGTTAATACAATAACTAATGAAAAAAAATTAAATGAATCATATTATGATTCTGAAAAATCATACTCTCTAGAGTACATTAAAAGTGTAACTAAAAAAGCACCAAGATATATTAAAAAAATAATATCTGATTTACCCCAATTTGATTGTCCAAACGGTTCTGGAAATTGTATAAAAATACCCCAAGTAATTTTTCAATATATAAAAGGTAATTTTTGATTTATTGGTATATTTATATGTAAATAATATATTATGAAAAGAGTTAGACTAACAGAATCCGATTTAAGAAGAATTGTCAATAAAATATTAAAAGAAGACGAAATTGATTTAGCTTCTGATGTTGAGTTATTTAAAAGTCATAGTGACATTCCAGGATGTGACCCACAAAGACTAGATTTCCAAAGATGTACTACTGAAGCTTTCAAAACTTTGCCAGCACCAGAATTTGTTGCTTTATTTGAAAAACTTTCAAAACAATCTGATGAACCATTAGAAAACCCATTAAGTTCAATGGATAGTATGGCAGAATCTAGAAGAAGATTCGGAAGAAGACCAAATAGATACTAAAAAAGTGTTGGTATCAATTGATACCAACAACTTCTAATTCAAAAATTAATTTTTTCCCAGCTAAAGGATGATTAGCATCAAGAAGAACAGTTTCTTCTTTAATTTCTAATACATTAAAGTTTACCATACCCATCGGAGTTTCCGCTTGTAAAACGTGTCCAACCTCAACTTCTTGTGGTACTCTTTCTTTTGGTACTTCTTGAATCATACCTTCATTTCTTTCACCGTAAGCATCCGCTGCTTCAATCTCCACAGTTTTTTTATCACCAACTTCCATCTCTAAAAGTCCTTGTTCAAAACCTTTAATCAATTGACCTTGACCTAAAGTTGCAACTAATGGTTCTCTTCCTTCGTTAAAAGATGAATCAAATACAGAACCATCCTCTAGTTTTCCTGTGTAATTTACAGTCACAGTACTGTTTTCGTTAATTTTACTCATAATATAATTTTTTATAAGGATAGAATATTTATATTAATAAGTCAAACAATATGAAAAAAATTATAGTAACCGAATCTCAAATGAAATTCATTATTGAAAATGAAGAATATATAAATCAACTAATTGATAAAATAGGTCAATCTGGTAGAGATTCTTTAACGCCAAGTGAGAAAAGATATTTAGATGGGATATCATCTCACGAAGGTCCTTTAAAATATTACCAAGGACCGGCGGATGAATATGCGATGTATGATGACCAAAGAGGTGAAACAATTAAGTCTAATTTACCTAATATTCCAGAAATGGAATTTAAATATGACTATCAAGAAGTTGATAAAGAAAGTGATAAAAATGAAATATTAATTTTTGGATCCGTATATTTTGGGGGTGAAGAATATTATGGTTACATTGTTGCAACACCAGATGGTAATCTAGTTGAATACGAATTTCAAATCGGTGAAATTGGGTATGACTTACTAGATGACTACAGAAATTTAATGGATGAACTAGAAGGTCTTGAACACGAATTTGAAGTCTTCCTTGAAGATTCTGTTATACCTAGATTTGTTTAATGTTAATTAAATTTTTAAAATACTTAATTGTTGAATTAATGAACAAGTATGGTTCATTTATGTGGTTTGGTACACACGTATCAATGACGCAGACTGACTGGCATTGGATTTTAGAAACTTTTTTATGTATTTCTATTAACTTTTTAATATTATTTTCTTTATATTTGCAATACATAGATAAAGAAAATGAGAAACTACGAAAAACTGATAATACCTGAAGACTCTGCATGGAATAGGAAAGGAGTTTTACCATTCTTATGGCGAAAAACACATTGGAGAATAAGATACTTTCTTGGTGGTATAAAAAATATCTTTCGGTGGGTGCCAATTTTATATAAAGATAAGGATTGGGACGAATGGTATATATTTACGATACTCCAAAAAAAAATAGAGTTTCAAAGAAAAGAGATTATTTACGCAAACCGTCATATGGAAGTTGATAGGGACAATCGTGATATGACCATTGTTTTGAATCTTATAGAAAGAGTTAAAGAAGAACATTATGAGACTGAATATCTTGATTATGAAGAATCTGATATTACATTTAAACCAGTAGAAGGTGATAAAAATCTTCACTCAGTGGATATAGAAGTTTTAAGTGAAACTTATGATGATTTTTTAAAAAAATATCCGTCAAGTGTTCGTATGATATTAAAAGAAAACCCAGATTTAAATAAAAGAGATTTATGTCATTATGTTTCAAAACATAACCAAGAAAAAGCACATAATTTATTATTTAAAATTTTAAAAGAAAGAATGAGATGGTGGTGGGACTAAATGTATATAAAGTAAAAGATAAAGAAACTTACAACCAGTTAAATTCTTTACTTGTTGGTTGGTGTTTTTTTAAACACGAAAATGGTGAATATTTTATTAAGGCACCATTAAATAAGACGATTAAAAATCTAATAGAAATGGGTTCTATTGTGGAATTAAATCAAATGAAGACTGAATAATAATATTTTTTTTGTCCCCAATTACTTTCCAAGCTCGGTGAATTAACATTTCTAACCCATCTGGGTATAGTAACTCAATTTTTTCTGGTTCATCAACAAAGAGTGTTATATTAATTAAATGTGAATTTTTACTCCTAACAAAACTTACATTACTAATTTTAACATAACTATTTTTTCCGAAATATTCCGTTAAATCTTTTTTAAATTGTTTATCTAAAATATTTTGTAGAAACTTTTTAAACCTCATATAATAAATAATAACCAATAAATGTTCATTTGACAATACTTTTTTAAAAATGTACCGTTTTATAAATGTATTTATAGTATATGAAATTATTATTTGTTTTTACATTTATTTTAAATTTTTTGTTTGTGTTTTCACAATGTAATGGTGTACAATCTTTTACATTAAATCCAGCACCAGTAGGAAATACATATAATCCAGGACAAGTTGTAACAATGTGTTATACAATGAACGGATATACACAAGCCGGAACAAACTGGATTGAAGGCTTTGATTTGACACTAGGGCCTGGTTGGGGGTCAGTAACACCACAATCAGCCCCAGCAAACTGTGGTGGTAATGCAACCGGGGGACAATGGGTATGGAGGACTTCTGTAACCTCAACAACAACACCAATTGTAACAGTTGGTCCTGGTTATTTCTTTGATTTAACCGTTGATGGTAACCCAGGAAATGATTTTGGTGATGCCGGATCCTGTGTTTGGACATTTTGTGTTACTTTAACTGTTGCAAACGTATGTACACCACAAAATTTATTAATACAAGTTACCCCTGGTTCAGATGGAATGTGGGGAAGCTATACAAGTACAAGTTGTGATGTCGCAACACCCTTTAATGTTTTTAACGGAACAATAAATGCAACCCTACCAATAGTAGGACCAATAAACCATAATTAATTTTTTTATGAAAAAACTATTATTTTCTTTAATGATGTTGATAACTGGAGTAGTATCAGCACAATCAACAGTAAACCCAGACACAGTTTGCTACCAAACTAACGGATCAACCTATACTGTACCTTCTTTAGGTGTTGGATATACCTACACTTGGACAGTTTTAGCACCTGGAACACTAACATCTGGACAAGGTACTAACTCAATCAACGTAAACTGGTCGGCAGCAGCCCCTGGATTGATAAATAACGCCATTTCTGTCGTTGCAACAAGCCCAAGTGGGTGTCAAAGTACTCCAGTTACATTAAACGTGTTTATATTGCAAGTAATACCTACCATTACAGCCCTTGGGCCTTACTGTTCAACAGACCCTTGTGTCAATTTAGTGGGTACTCCAGTTGGTGGGACTTGGTCTGGTACTGGTGTTAGTGGTAATCAGTTTTGCCCGAACCTTGCAAGTAGTGGTTCTAACACCATAACTTATACTGTAACACAAGGTGGATGTACATTTTCAACAACAAGTACTGTAACTGTTAATGCTCAACCAGTATTATCACCGATACAACACAATTAATGAGGTATATTTTACTAATATTATTCATTTTTTACGGGTTTTTATCCTTTACACAACAATTTATTGAGATATGTGAAGGATATACACCCACTTATACCTATTTTTCAACAACAAATGACCCTGGAAACAATGAATGGACGGTAAATGGACTGTATTTTTACACAGAAGAACTAGAAATTACGTGGGATACACCAGGAAATTATCAAATTAATGTAATTAGATACTCGGATGGTTGTCCATCACTAGAAATGACCTATAATGTAACTGTTACACGATGTCCAGAGCTCATTTATTGGGTGCCAAACACATTTACACCTAACCAAGATGAGTTTAACACCCTCTGGGGGCCTGTTTTTACCTCTGGATATGATATAAATGAGTTTAAAGTACTTGTTTTTAACCGTTGGGGGAACATTGTATGGGAATCTAATGACCCAAATGGTCGTTGGGACGGTACATATAACAATAAAATGTGTTTAGATGGTGTTTATACGTGGAAAATCAATTTTGGTGTAAAAAATACCGATGAAAGAAAGGAAATACACGGTTTTGTGACTATAATTAGGTAATTACCACAAAAAATTATCATTTTCGGTGTTAATTTCCTCAATTTTGATAATTTTTACGTTTTTTCCCTTATTTTTGACTGTAATTTCGTTTTCGTGGGGATAAAGTATGTTATTTTTGATAGTTTCTTGCAAATTTATGTCATTTTTGGGTATTTTAGCCGTAATTAGGTAGTATTTTTCACCTAAACCAGTCAAATATGAGTGATTTGAGAGTAAATCAAGCTTATTTTCAGCAAAATGTGACCCAATTTCATCAAAATTGATGTCTTTTTTGTCATTTACCCTTAAAATTCGGTATCCTTTTACCATTTCTGGTAGGTTTTTTAACCTATTTAGGTGGTATTTTAGCTCTTTTTCGGCCTCTTTTTCGCTAAAATCCATCGTTTTTAGGGCTAAAATGAGCTCTTTTTTGTCTATTATTTCACTTAAAATTGGTAATAATTTCATATAGATAAATACTTTAATTAGCTCTTTTTCTTTGGGTATTTGATTTCTACCTCATATGGACCAGAATTTGACTTATAATTGTCATATTTCCAGATTAAAGTACAATCATCGTGTTTAATAACCCTCTCAAACACCTTTCTTTCTATTTGTTTTTTAACTTTCTTATCACTCATAGGGCACAAATATAATAATAATTATTTAAAAAAAGAAACCCCTCTTTTGGAGGGGAGTAAAAAACTTGATAAAATGTTATTCTTGGGATTCTTTATCGTCAGATTTAAAGAAATTTGTAAGAAACTTACCAACAACACCAAGTACAATTGATGATACAATCATAATTTTAATTTCTTGTGCTGTAAAAATCTCCTTTAACATATCATATTGCCAAACACCACCAACAGCAACAATTGCGGCGGCAGCCAATAATCCATCCCCTAACTTTCTCCACTTTTTTGGTGTGGGTTTCCAATAATTTTTCATCATAATTGTTTTTATTATAAATATCTTTAAATAAAAAAAGGGACAGTAGCGAATTGTCCCTTTAACATTACCATAACCAGTAATGGTCCTAAGCAAAGTTTTTATTTACCTTTTATAAGGTTTATACATTGTTTTAAATATTCTTTAGCTCTTGATGATGGTGTTACATTATCATCATCATTTGATTGTAATGCCATAACTCGTTCTATGTCTTTTACTAGTTCAGTACCGTGTTCGTTTTCTTTATACAACTCAATAATTTTATCCATTGCTTTATGACACTCTCCAGTTGTCTCATCGTGATAGTTTTTATTTCTAAACTTATCTAAATGGTTCAACATCTCATAAGCTAAATGTGCACCACCATCTTTAATGTCATTAGCCCAACGGAGATTGTTAAGGATACCTAAAGTATCCACCATTGAGTTTACACCAAAAGCTCTTTTTTTAATTCCTGGTGAATATTTAACAAATTCACTTGCTGGACCTACCAAATCATCTAACTGCATAATATTTTCTGGAATGCATCTAGGTTTTCTTTCTTCATTATCTTTTGCAGGACTAGATGGGTTTGCATCTTCTTCTTTAAGAACTCTTTTAACTATTCTTTTAATGTCTGCTTCTGTTAATATAATTTCTTTCATATTGAGCGATTTTAATTATAAATATCAAGTATTTATTAATATAAATATAAAATATTAATAAAAAATTTTATGATTACCGAATCACAAATAAAAAAATTATTACATAAAATCATTAAAGAAGAATTTAATTTTTATTTATATGAAGATCAATACGGTTCCGTGCAAGAATTTAACTATCTAAACGAAGCTGAATACCAAGGTAGAAAAGTACAACTTGGTAAAATAATGCAAGGTGACGTAAAAAAATTCAAAGTTTATGTTAAAAATGATAAAGATAAAGTTGTTAAAGTAAATTTTGGTTTTGGTGGAAAATCCGCTAAAGGTAAAAGAATGGTGATCAAAAAAAATAACCCAGAACGTAGAAGGTCATTTAGAGCTAGACACAATTGTGATAATCCAGGACCTAGATGGAAACCAAGATATTGGGCTTGTAGAACTTGGTAAAAGAATATTAAAAATGACGCTCTATAGAAAATTTATCAACCCTAGATATGTGAAAATGATTAATCATTTTTTACAAAGTGTTGTTGAAAAAAAATTTGAGCGCAAGTACCACCAAGAAATAAAACTAACGTTGTATGGGATTTCAATAAATCCAAAAAGTTCTGTTTATAACGCAATACCAAAAGAAGAGCTATTACCATCACAAGCAATAATTAAATTTTTTATTGATTCTGAACCAAGTATTCACAGTAGTAATTTCATTGAAGATTTAATTTACAAAGAAGGTAAATTATTCTTACAATTACAGGATACCAGTTGGTTTCACGAGCCAGATAAGGCACTTTTAAAAATTAATCTCAATAAAAGACCACTATACCCTTTAGATTATGTTGTTGAAGATTCAATTGCCGAAAACAAATTACCATTAAAACCAAACAATATAAAAACTAGGTTATTAAAAGAAAATACAGAAAGTAAGGAACTAAATTGGCATTTTGAAAAAAAAAATAAAAAGATAAAAGTAATACAATCAAATGATTGGATGTTACAATTTGAAAACAAAACTCCTAGACTTCTTAAAGAAGGTCAAGTTATCTCAATACCAAAAGATGTTTATCATAGAATAATAAAAGGTGATGGTAATTTAATTATAAAAATTAAAGAATATTAATTTTTAATCACATATTTTACATTACCTAAACATTCAATTGTGTTAGGATTTCCTCCAGCATAAGAAATCGCACTTTGTAGTGATTCCTCAATATCATTTAATTTATCAAAAATAGAAACGTCTTTATATGGTACTAATTTTCTAATACCCTCAATTCTATTTGTCTTACCAGACTGTGAAGATGATGCACTACCCCAAAATTCTTTGTACCAATGACCGTCTACTTTGTTTTTAAGTTTGTCCCCTGGTGAATCTATGTATCCAGATAACATACCACCAACCATAACCATAGACGCTCCTAAAACAAGACTTTTTGTAATATCACAATGTTCTTTTATTGAGCCGTCAGCAATAATTGGTTTTTTTGCTACCTTAACACACTTCTTAATCATTGACGCCTGCCAACCACGATTACCAAAACCAGTTGAGTGATATGTAGTGCAAGCGGATCCCCCACCAATACCACATTTAACAGCGTCGCAACCCCAAGATTCCAAATCAGTGACGGCTTCTGGTGTACAGACATTCCCACCAATTAAAAATACATCTGGCATTTTATTTTTGATGTATTTAACCATTTTTTTCATTTTAATAGAATGACCGTGTGCAATATCTACAGTGAT